AGAACTTCCAATTTCAAGGAATGACAGAAATAAAAAGAAAACTTACTAATGCAGGTTTTACTTTAATTCCTTTGCGTCATCTTATGAATGAACACGCAGAAGTAATTGTTGAAGAAGCTAAAAAAGTAGTTCCTGTTGATACAGGTGCATTACAGAAATCTATTGGATTTAAAAGTGTTGCTATGGTTGGTAGGCTTCCAACTTCAATTAAAGTAGAAGCTACTGCACCACACTCTAAATTTGTACACGGAGATTTTAAAAGATTACCAAGTGGATATTCATTACCACCAAAAAGAAATAGACAATCTTGGGGTAGTAAGTCTTGGAGAACTAGACCACATTATCCACCACTTCGTCCAATAGAAGAATGGGCAAGTAGAAAAACAGATGTCAATGCTTATTCTGTGGTACACTCTATCAATGAGCGTGGAACTCCATTAGTTCCATTCTTACTATTAGCCGAAAAAAACACGAGAAAAGCAAGACGCAAAATCACTCGCAGGGTTTCAGCAGAAATCTCTTTGGCTTGGAAAATGAAAAGATAAGTGTATTATAAGGAGTGATATGCCAAAAGGATATGGATATGGTGGCTCTAGGTCATCAGGTAGAAGAAGTAGAAGAAGAAATACTAGAGGTAAAAAATAATGGAATGTTGTGGTAACGATTGTTGCAAAGGTGGTAACTAATGGCATTTGTTCACGGTAAAGACACCAAAGTAATTATAGACTCAACAGATTTGAGTGCTTATCTCAATAGTGCAGAGCCTTCAAGAACTGTTGATGTAGGAGAGACTACAACTTTTGGTAGCTCTAACAAAACTTATATCACAGGAGAAAAGGACGCTACTGTATCTTTTGGTGGATTCTTTGACTCAACATCAGATAATATTATTCAAGGTTTAATCGGAACTAATGACAAAGTTGCAGTTATTGGTTTTGACGGTATTGACGCAACAGATAATTGTATGTTTGGCAAAGGAGTAACAACTAACTATGGAATTTCAAGTCCTGTAGGAGATGTTGTTGCAGTAACCTTTGACTTACAAGCAAGTGGTTTCTTTAGTGGTAGCGTACTTGAAAACGCAACTGTAACGGCTACAGGTAACGGAACTGCAAGAGATAATGGAAGCTCTACTGCCAATGGTGGTGGTGCTTTTATAGTAGCAACTACAGTAAGTGGTGGTACACCAAGTTTAACTGCTAAGATTACACACTCAGCAGATGATGTAACTTATGCAGACTTGGTAACATTTACTGCTTTAACTTCAGCAGGTGCAGAAGTAAAAGAAATTGCAAGTGGTACAACAATAAACAGATACTTAAAAGTGGTTTATACTGTATCAGGAACTACTCCAAGTTTTGATGTTATAGTTGGACTTGGAAGAAATAATTAAAGGAGAAATTTATGGCATTTACACACGGTAAAGATTCAGTTTTTAAACTTGATAACTCAGGTGGCACATTAACTGATATTTCAACTTATGTAAATAATGTGGACTTCCCTGAAACTGCAGATGTATCTGAAACTACAACATTAGGTGCAGATAATAAAACTTATATAGCAGGTCTTAAGGACGCGACAATTTCATTGTCAGGTCTTTGGGATTCAACTGCAGACGCTATATTTGGTGCAGTAGTTGGACAATCAGCTACTTTGTCATTTGAATATAGCCCTGAAGGAACAACAGGTGGTAATGTGAAATATGAAGGAGAAGCAATTTTAACTTCTTATGCAATTTCTAGCCCTGTTGGAGACGCAGTTGGATATTCTGCTGACCTTCAAGTTTCAGGTGCAATCACTCGTGGTACACACTAAGTAAAATAAAGGAGAGCTAGGCGTATGGCTAAGATTTTAAACTTAGATGACATCAAGTCATTACCTGATGTGCCGACTAAAACTATTGATATTCCACAATGGAATGTCTCTATTAAAGTCAAAGGCATATCTAAAAAAATGCAAATAGAACTTGGTAGATTAATTAATGGAGAAACAACAGACGCTTTTGATTATCAAAAAGCATTATTAAAAGCAAGTGTTGTTGAGCCTGAATTAACAGACGAAGCAATAGATGAATTGTATGAAAAAGACGCAACCGTCATTGACTTAATATTTGCAGAACTTAATACCCTTAACGGAGTAGGAAGCGAGATTGAATCAGCTTTAGCTGAAGATTTCAAAAGCGAATCCTGATTTAGTTTTTCAATTTAGATTAGCTCGTGAATTAAGAATGACAGTTGGCGAACTGCGAACTAAAATGTCATCATTAGAGTATTCACAATGGGCTACATTTTATTATGTAGAACAACAAGA